TTCAAACTTTTTAAGGAAGGGGACAACGCCTGTGTGTTGTACCTCTCCGCCTCTGATTTTAGCGTTGATCCCACGGATCCTACCTGCGTTAATGCCGATACCAGCCCTCTGTGCGACATACCTACCAATAGCCATATCAGAGCTAAAGATACTATCGAGGGTGTCATCAACATCAACGAGAACACAAGATGCATATTGACGAAGGGGTGTTCTGACCCCTGCCATGACTGGTGTTGGGATGTTGACTTTGTGTTTTGAGATTGCATCGTAGTATTTTTTTACATAATCCAAGCGAGTCTCTTGAGGATAGTCGCTAAAGATAGTGGCTGCAATCAAGATGTACATGAATTGTGGAGTCTCGTATACACTACCAGTGCTACGATCCTGTACAAGATATTTATCTACGACCTGGCGAAGACCAGCATATGTAAACAGATAGTCCCTGTCATGGTCGATCATATTGTTGATCTTATCAAACTCTTCGGGAGAGTACTTTTGAAGGATCTCAGGGTCATATACACCCCTCTCAATGCCATCTCTGACATGATCGGTTAGATTGCCATGTTCGTGCATACGCCCCCACAGTTGCTTCCTCAAAGAGAACAACAACAGTCGAGCTGCTACGAACTGATAGTTGGGATTATCAAGGTCAATGAGATCAGAAGCACTACGAATCAGGATTTCCTGAATCTCGGCAGTCGTGATGCCATCATAAAATTGAATCCCAGAATTGATTTCAATCTGAGATGCAGATACACCTGCGAGGTCCTTACATGCCTCGTCCACCATCTTGTGCATCTTATTGAGGTCAAGAGATTCCACCTGTCCAGATCTCTTCTTTACCTTTGTCCCGTTGGTCATACCTTTTTCCACTCTGTAAATTTAACTTGTGCTTCTAATCCTGAATATGTATTCGATTCTAGTACATCGTTCACATCGATGCCTGCTAAAACCATGTCATTAATGTCTTTTTGTCTTATGCTTGTTGGCCAGATGACGACTTTTTCGCCTCTAGATATAGCTCCTCTGATGCGTCCAACAATCTCGCCATTACGGGGCTCGTTATCAAAAGTATAAACGCAATCGCTTCCCTCAAGACAACTAAGGTTACCATCAGCGCCACACAAAGCCACGCTATTGTTGATGAAAGTGCTGTCAAAGGGTCCTTCGACCACATAGACTGGTAACTTTTTATCGATTTCATCAAATCCATAAATCTTTGGTGCCTCCTCACTGAACATAATAGTTATATATTTGATGTGGTGTGGCGATAATGCCCTACCCTGAATCCCCACTAGTTCGCCTTGATACCACAAAGGTATGACAATCCTTGGTTCTTCGTTCTTTGTGTCCTTAAATGTTGGTTTTATGCTGTTAACAAATGTCTTAAATTTGTCAGCATAATAAAACTGATTAGAGTCTAGCTTTCTCTGCTTCAGATACTCTCTAGCACGATCTACCTTAGAACACTTAGGTAGATCTAGTTTTGCTTTGAATTTTGGTTTCTTAAATTCAAACACTGGGTCTTCGACTACAGTCGCTTTTCCCGTTAACCCTTGTTTGAATCTCTCCATAACATATCTTTTATGGAGAGCTCCATCAATCTTCTTGATGAAGTTATTAAAAGACATTGATGCACCACAGTTATGACACTTGAAGTTAGTGTCATTCTTCATGGCATAGATGTATCCCCTTGCCTTGTTCTTATACCTCTGGGAGTCTCCACAAATGGGACACCTAAAGTTATAAAGATCTGCTTTGACTCTCTTAAACTTCTGGAGTCTAGCCGAGATGAGACCGATGTATTTTGAATCTATCAGATTCATCAGAGAGCGATACTTCTCTCAGCATTATACTTGATTGTTGATCGCCAGTCAATACTGGTTTGACAATTCTCTGTCCGATTGGGGATAGCAGGAAGCTGACAACTGCAAATGCCCCCGCAATACTCCACATTTTTTTCTCTAGAACTCTCAACCTATCATCAATAAGACGGATATCTCTTTCACATCCTTTCTTTATGATGTTCGTCTCTGTTTTTACCTGTTCTGATAACCTATCTAGTTTTTCAAATAGGATTTCGTCTACCCTATCTTGCTTGTCCAACTTCTCATTATGAACAGCAAGAAGTTTCCCCATTTGAATGGAGTTTTCTTGAAGAGTATCTACTACCCTCTCAAGTCTTTCGATGATTGCCGTGTTAAGATTTTGGTCCACGATTCTTCAGGTGATCTAGCCAAACTTTTCTCGATCCGCGCCCACCAGTTGCATACTTTTTCCTGCTAAATGGTTTGTCGTAACCAGCAACAGGTCCTTCTGCATCTGCCTTACCACTAAATCCACCAGACTGTCCGACAGCATTGCCTGCCATCATTTCCATGATGGTATCGACATTCTTTAGTCTTTTGCTCATTAGACTGTCCTCAATTGTTCTAAACAATATTCATCATCACAAATATTATTTAGTTCAGTTCGAGGATAGTCAGGAATTCTACCCAGGTAAGTCAAGAAGCTCTTGGTACATGCCCAGAGTTCCTTGTCCAACTTAAAGAATAGCAGTGGAACTCCAGCATCTCCAAAGACATTAAAAAGGACTATGAAGTGATTAAGAATCAGATGAGTTCGTAGTTCACCCGTATTCCTATACCGCTTCAATAGCCTTTTAATATACTTTATCCGTTTTAAGTCATCATAAAAATCATCTTGAGTAACCGCTTGCGGGTTATCATAATTTTTAATGGCGAAAAGCAGATAGTTGCTGTCATTCAATTCATCAAATTTCATTAATCACTAGATCATTCGTCAGTAGGATATGCAATACCGTTTGCACCAGTTTCAATACCAGAGGTAGCGACAAGAACTTCGCTCTTGACTCTAAGGTTGCCGTGCATGTCCATGTAGGTCATAACACCAACATAACCCTGGTGTGCTACATGATAGGAACCAGAAGTGTCAGTAGAGATACCATATACAATGGCGTCTGCTTCGTCTCTTTCTTCTTGATATACGCTGTCCTTGACAGTATACATCGGCAGTTCACTGATACCGTAAGTGGTAGCAGAAATACTTACTGCGCTGAGACCTGCATCAGAATCGATGGTTAGTACTCTGTCGCTGGTGATGCCAGTAATAACAGCGTCACCATAATATGTACCTACGCCACCTCGTGCTCCAACACGAATGACTTGACCGACGCTGTAGTCGGTGAAGGTGGTGCCAGTACCAGTTACAGTAAGATTAGCAACGGTAACTGTACCAGCTGTTTCAATATTGTCGTTAAGACCCCAGAGAGCCATGTTCTTACACCCGAACTACAGTTTTCATAGAATTATTTATAACTCAAGCGTCCTCGCGCTTCTGGAGAGCATTTTTGACAACCTCAAGAAGCTGGTCGTCAACATCAGTCTTGGTTAAGGCAACTGCCTTGGTAAGAATGTGCAAACAAATTTCTACGAGTTTCTCACCGAGCTCCTCATCATTAGGAAGCTTAGCAAGTGCAGCATCTACGATCTTAGATGCCAAGGGAAGGAGAAATGCCAACATGATTTTAAAAACTACGCTTCAATATATAGGCTCAATCCGACTCGCCTGCTCTTGCTCTGTAAGGATTGTCCTTTTTCTTTCTCTTCTGAGCTAATCTATTCTTGATCTTGTCTACAGGAGTTACACCCTTGTATCCCTTCTTACCCTTTTCCTTCTTCTTTCCTTGAGGTTGAATTGCCTTACCTCTGGAGGACATCATGCCACCAGTCTTCCGCATTTCTTTGCTTACTTTATCGAAAGCACTATCACCTGATCTGGTGCCACCCTTCTTAGATTCTTTACCAGTCTTAAAATCTTTACCCTTCTCTTTAGCATAACGAGTACGCTCAAGAATATCTTGAATCTCATCCTTTAGAGTGGGTTCATAAGAGTTTGGCAAGAATGATTTATGTCCATCAGCTTTGATTGCTGATTTAGATCTGTAGATGCCAGGTGCAGTCTTTACTAAATTAGGATCGTTTTGAGGACTAAAGGCAGGTGATGCTTGTCTTCTCAATGCATCAAGTGCTTTGACTGCTCCACCTTGAGCATCAAGTTTTTTCATTCCTGCTTCAGCTCTTGCTCTAATAGCAGCCCTTTCTTGGTCACGCAAGGCTTTATCATTTCCGAAAGGGTTCTCTTGAAGTTCCTGTTCATCAATAGTCTTTCTTACAGGACCCTTCATGGGTTGATCATGCTGTACGGGTCTGCCATACTTTTTCTTAGCAACACCAGAACCCTTAACAAAATCAGAGGGATAGGTTGCTTCAGTCTTTAATTTCTTTTTGATATCTCTAATTGTATCTTGTACATTTGCGGGATTGGCACTCCCAGTATCAACGGTGCTAAGTTTCTTTGCCTTAGGACCTGTTTTGCCCTTAGTAACAGGTGTAGCACTAGAAGGAATAGTATATCCACCAGGACCAGCATCACCTTTAGGAGCACCAGCTTTAGGAGCATCACCTTTCTTAGGTGCTGATCCTTGGGCAACTCCATATGGTTTCAGTCCAAGGCTCTTCATAAATTTAGCGTGTCCATCCTTTACAGGAGATGGACCCATATCAATATCTTTGATTCCAAGAGACAGTCTCTCTTTTTCACCAGCAGACTTCAAAGGATACGGATCTTTGCCAGCATCAATGCGAGCAATTCTCTCTCTGTCAGTAATTGGACCTGACTTAGAGGTATCCATTTTATATGATGAAGGTGGTGTACCACCTGTTTTCACTGGACTCTTGTTGCTGCGTGGGCGAAGATCACCAACAACCTCAACCAGGTCACCTTCTTGCTTATAAGAATTCCTCAGCATGTTTTGAATCGCTTGGCGCTGTTTCATACGAACATCGCCCATCGCGGCACCAGTTCTATTAACCGCACCTCCACCTTGGGCGTTTGGCAGAACTGGTTTTTTAACTTGCTTCTTAGCAAGGGGATTCTTAATGTCTAGATTAGGATGCCCAATATATCCATCACCAGGTCTACCAGCTAAAAACTCATCAAGTTGATTACTCTCGTTGACATCAGGATTAATAACGACTGTATTCTTTACAGGCTTCTCTTCAATCGTTACTTCCTTTTCGTCCGAGTTGGTTGCCTTCTCGGACTTATACAACTTTTTTTCAGCTAACTCTCCAATCTTGGTACGGAGATGCAGTTCTAATTCTTCTTTCCTAGTACGCTTTGCTTTCTCTGCAGCAATCGCTTTGCCGACTGCCTTACGACGCTTATGAAGATACTTATCAGACTTATCTACATCACCATCGTTATCAATGTCATCATCCTCTTTACCCACAGGATCCAGAGCTTCAGGCATGAAAACATTTGCCATGCTGTTAAGCATGATATCCTCTGCGGATTGCTCAATAAAATTACCCATTGCTGATCGCCTGAAGAATGTGTTTCTTTCTATTTCTTATTTATAAATGACTTTACCTTCTCCATAGGAGTCAGTCTCTGTACATACTCTCTATAAGAGTCAGTACCCACCTCTCTTTTGTGTGCTGGAACGCCAGAAGGAATACGAGAGACATACTCTGTCAGGTCCTTAATCCAGGACTTAAACATAATACCTTCTTTAGTGACAGCAATGACATGATTTGCACCGCGTCTAATAATTCTACCAACTAGTCCAGTGTTAAGGGACTCTGCAAGAGTTCCAAGTCCAAATACATTACCAGCAACATAGTGCTCTCTAAGTGTTGATTGATCATACTTAGGAGCAATTTGCCACAACTCTACACCTTCAGTTGCAGCTGCTGCACCCATAGATCTTTGTACGGTATTGAAGAGTTCTCTTGCTACCATACCCTTTGCTGCTTTAGGCAATCCATTCTTAAAAGTTTCAAAGTCACCGTCTGCGGCTAGGGCTCGAAGTTTGGAAGCAGACATGCCCTCCACCCCCTCAGAGTCGGGGTCCCGTTCTCCTGCAGAGATGACATTAACCGCATCAAAATTATAGAGTTGCCCGTTGTATTTGTTCGCGAGGTTCTCAAACTCTTTTTGTCTGTCAGAACCAACCACGATGTTGATACTGCTGTATCCTTCTGCATCGGCTTGTTTTAGTGCGTCAAAAATAGTACGAATACCAGGATCATAAACGATAGCGTTAGCATGATCAGGGAACATCTTCTTCATGAAGAGTGTCTTAGTCTCAGAGTCCAGTGGATTCTTCTGAGGATCAGTGGTGTGAGATGGATATACAATATATTGCTCACCAGCAGCGGTATCTTTAATCTTGTCAAGAAGTTTTTCATGACCAGATGTGGGAGGATTGAACCTACCAAATCCGATTGTTAGAGTTCCGCGTGTCTTTTCTTTTTCTTGTGCTTCTTCTTCTGGAGCTGCCTCCATTCCACCTTGTCCAGGTGCTGCTGGTGGTGGATTCTCTGGAGTCAGTCCTCTAGCTGCAGGACCAGGTTTGTTTGGATCTGTTTCTTGTGCTGGTTTTCTTCCACTGTTAAAAACCAGTTCACCATCTACAGTTCTACCAACAATTCTACCATTGGGATCTACCCAGGAGCCATGACCATCACCGACAAGACCAAGCTTCTTCGCTTGCTTTGCCGCGTTACTCTGTGCTTCGTTCAGGAAGTGAAAGAAACTCTTCATGATTTATCCAAATACCCGTCTAGCAGTCTCCGCAACTCTATTTATGTTAAATGACACAGTGATGCGGAGCTTGTCGGACATATTCTTCTTTACTAGATGCTCCAAAGTCGATGGAAATATAATGATGTCACCCTCTTCTACATCAACATCATTCATTTCATCTAGGTGTCGATTGAGATCCATATCAATAGTTGTACCTTCACAATCACTATTCATACTGGTAAGATATGAGTAAAGATTTGCTTGAGGATTGACAAAAGTTGTTCCGTTATGTTGCTCAGGATCGAAACAAACATAATGTATACCAGAAAAGAACCCAGGCAAATGGGTATGACCTTCCTGATAGTGCGCTTTCTCATAGGCATTCATCCAAATTTCATCAATGATAGGTCTGCCAATGAACTGCATGTCATCCTTCCATTGATAAAGGATATCATTATAGATGTTAGCGTATTCGTGAGGAAAAGATCCTGTACCAAACTCTGTCCTTACTTCGCATGACCATCCATCAGGAGTTCCATTGGTCGCATGATTTTTAAAGGATTGGTATCTTTGGATCAGTGCATTTTTCAACTCAGGATCATTAAGACTATACTTATAGATTCTCTGAGGGAACAAATCAATATGCATTTACTCAGTGTAGATAGCTTTTAGGAAGTTGACATCTCTATCCAGGTCGTACTTAGACTTCGCTGGTTTTTGTACGATCTGTAATGCCGTTGTAAATCTATAATTATACAATACACTTCCTCCTCTCTTCACACGAATTCTAACCCTCATGCTGGGACTGAATTGTGGGATAGGTAATTGTGCAGGATTCTGCTGCATGTAGTACATGCCATATCCACCTATCTGGATATAATAGTTTTGCTTAGCAGCATAGTAGTTCCACAGAGCTGCTGGCTTGATAGGCAAAAAGGCATCCTTAAACCTAGCATAGTCAGACTTCACCATGTCTTGGGTGATCGACTTGTTAGGAATGATGCCTTTGTTAGGTGGACCCTTAGGTCCCCAAGTTTTATTTACAAACTGTTCAACGCCAACTGCCCTAAGCAGTTGACGCATCTCGTCTGCAGCAGCAGTCTTTGCTCCACCTAATGTCCAGATCTTTTTCTTCTGATCATACTCAAGAGTTCCCTGACCATAATCAGCTTTCAGATCTAACTTAAGTTCTAACTTCTGATTCGCATTGTTGTAGATAAACATTGCGTCTGGCGCGTTCGCGTCAGAACCTGCAGGGGTGAATCCGTTTGGAACTAGACCAGCTGCCTTTAGTTTTCTGTGGATCTTTCCCTCGTAAAGGAAACCTGCTTCCCCTGCCATTAGAAATTAGTCTTCTTTCTTTTTATTTAGAGACTTATTATAGATGATAATTCTCTCACCGTCATGAGTGAATTGCAATTCATCATCAGGATGCCACAGAAGTTCTTCGTACATGTCGTCCAACTTCTGCATATCTTCAAACAGCTGATTGGGATTCGGCATCTTTCTTCTCCTTGTTAAATCCGAATGGTGCAAGTTTGTCTTCCACTCTTTTCTTCATAACAACACCAGCAAGAGACTCCATAACTTTAAGGATCTCTTCTGCCTTGGCAGTTTCGCCAAGCTCTTTTGCCACATAGAAATACTTAGGAAAAAATTCTTCTCCAGCTTCTTTATATTCGTCAAGTGTGATGGGTTTCATTTGCCAACTCCATAGTCAGGTGCTTCTTTTTCCAATTGACGAATACGCTCGTCAATATCGATTTGCAATTTCTTAATTGCCTCACGAGTTTCAGAAGTTTCCTCCCACTCCCAAGTATCACCTTTGGTGTTTACAAATTGTCTTTTGGTCATTTGTCCTCTTCTAATTTAACACGGTATACGGTACGACGGGCAAACCGTTGATCAATTTTCAGTTTGCCAACATACAATGCGACGATCCAGACGGTAAAAAGAAAACCATCGAACCAACCCATTGTGTTCCATGCTTCTACTGCTGCGTCCATCAGAGATCTCCTGCCCGACGATTCTCAGAGTAGTAAGCATCAAAGGTGCCAGCGGGATAACGCTTAGACAGTTTGTCGATGTTACGATCCATCACTTCCTCAAGGGAAATATCAAGTGCCATACATGCCTGAGCAACATACCACATGACATCACCCAGTTCGATCTTCAGGTGATCGAGATTTGCTTCATCCCAGGGCTTACCTTGGAAAGTAATCTTCTTAACAATCTCCATGAACTCACCACCTTCAGCAGAAATACCAAGCGCAGCAGTCAACAAACGCTCAATGTCACATCCGTTTGCTTTGAGAGCAGCAATACGAGCGATAAGTTGTGCATTATCCTTAGAAGGAGCACTGGTTACCTGATCTACGAACTCAACATACTTACTATGAGTTGCGGTGCTCTTAGTAGTTGTATTAGTAATCACAACATTAGGAGCGGGTTTAGGAGGAGTAGCAACAGGAGGGGGAGTTGGAGATGCAGGGTTGCCAAGCTGAGGACCAGTGGGATCTTCGGGATTGTCAGACCAACCCGCAACTTCAGGATCACCAGGCTCTGCTTCCCAGAACTCTTTCGCACGAGGACGGCGAGGAGGAGTTGCTACAGGTTTCTGAGGATCAGGTGTTGCGTCAGCAATAGCGTTAGAATAAGTAGGCATAATTAATTTACTACAGAGGTGTATTGTGGATGATAGTTGTGTATAGAGTTTAACCTAAAGGCTTCCCATGTAGCACCCACAGTTTCCAGATCTGTATCTGGGAAGTCCAGAGCGTCTGGGTATACAGTAAAGAATGCTGTTAACATCATTCTATCATAGTCCCTATGCCATTCGGGTTGAATGTAAGGGTTATGGAACTGCATAGTAGAGTACATTACAAGATCATTATACTGCATTTCCACAGCATCTTCAAGTCTGAAGTTCTCGTAATCTTCCATTTGAAACCACGAATCAGCCTTAGCATCTTCGTGTCTATCATAAAACTGATTTAAGGCATTCGCCTCATCTCTATTCATGTCCATCCAGTTATTTCTACCCATCCAAGACCAGAAACCAGTTCTTACTGGGTCTGGTGAATGAGACAGGTTGATGTTAGCTGCGATGTGCATCTGAAGATAATCAGGATCATCGAGCTCGTTATCAACATGAGGATAACAACAACAGCATGATGATCTATCTAGGGTCATTTTACCACCCTCCAAATTCACATACCCATCACGAACTCCAATGTTATTAACACCTAAGATTTTTTTGAGTGGGGTTGTGAGAAACTTATAGAACTGCGTCTGAAACAATGGAGGAATCTCAGCAGTCAATCCAGGACGAACGGTTGTATCCTTTTCAGTAATATCTTTAGTCGCCCAGTAAGGAAAGGTAAGGAGAAACTCCCTAACCTTATCAGGATATTTAAATACATCCTTAGCAACAACAATAGGAATTGGGTGCCTTGTTCCTAGATTATGAAATTCAAATTCAAGGTTGTTGGTAACAGAAATTTCATTCCATATTTCACTGGATGGTTTAATCATTGAATTTCAATTTAGAGAATTTATCTGCGGTATCGTTAGTGATTGGAATATCCTGACCACTATCTAGAAGATCGCCACCTTCACTTTGCTCACAATCATACAGCCGCATCTTTGCCCTGTCAATACCGACAACAAATCTCTTATTGAGGGTAGGATCATTGTATCTATTCTTCAATTGCTTCACCATAATTTGCCCGAGTCCTTCAAGATCTTCAGTTGAAATAAGGGCAAACATAAGATCAGCAGTAGCAGGGAGACCAAAGGACTCAGAAGTGTCAGTAATATCAACATCACTGCTACCATAGCCAGAACGAGTGGTCTGGGTGGCAGATACGATAGGGACTTCTGCTTCGACAGCGAGTCCTCTAAGTTCTTCAGCAATAGCCTTGATATAGCTATATGAATTGACACCGATGGCACCGCGATAGCGCGAGGAAGCGCATATATTAAGGTAATCAATGAAAATAATATCAGGTCTAAATGACTTCTTAAGTGCAAGTTCATTAAGAAGTGCCTTAAAGTGTCCACTGTGGGCACTGGCAGTAGGATACTCTTTAATTATAAGAGAACCCTGAGTCTTCTTTGCAAGGTTAGAAACCTTATTTTCAAAGATTGGTCTAGGAAGATCTACAATATCTTTGATATTTACATTCAGAAGGTTAGCGTCAATTCTCTCTGCAATTCTCTCCTCAGCCATCTCAAGCGTGATGTATAGCACATTCTTTCCTTGGAGTAGAACTGAACTTGCGAAATGACACATGAACAAACTCTTACCAACACCAGTGCCAGCCAAAGCAACATTAAGCGTTTTGTTTGGTAGACCACCCTTGGTAATTTTGTTGAAGTAGTCAAGGTCAAATGGGATCTTGTCCTCTTTCTTGTGGTATGACTCGTACCGTTGCTCATAATCTTCTAGGTAATCGTGTCCAATATGATTGTCAAACGACACTGCTAGAGCGTCGGAAAGAATACTAGGGATAGCATCCCTTGTTTTCTTACTATCCTTACCATCTGCAATGGAGATAGACTCCATAAGAGCTAGGTAAATGGCACGATCACGACACCACTTTTCTACAGTGTCCAGCAACCATTGTGTGTGAGTTTCTGCCTCACGAAGAATGTCTACAGTCTTTGCAGCATCCTTAAATTCTTGTTCAGATAGATCTTCTCTATTCTGAATCTCAATACTGAGAATCTCTGGTGTAAGAACCTTATCATATTCTAGAGCAAAAGATGCGATCTCCTGAAATATGATCTTCTCTACACGCTCTTCAAAATAATCCTCTTTGATAAAAGGCAAGACCTTCCTAAGGAAGTCCTCATCATGGATGAGATTCCTCAGAAGGGTAAGTTCTATACGATCCAGCATTACTCACCATAACTAAATTCTTTCTTAGCAACATCATCAAGTTGTTGCAACACTTCTTCGGTAAAATACTTGTCTGGATTTTTATAGATCTCTTTAGCGTAGACCTTTTTGCCGTTCATTTCATAACGACCTGCCACATTTTTCCAGAGACCACCCAGTTCACCGAGCTCAAGAAGACCAAAATATCTATCAAGACCACGATCATCGTAATAGAGACGCACCGAAACATCTTTATTCTCCTTACTCAGACGCGACTTAGCAGTCTTAGCTTTGATAATGTTTCCGACGATTTCTGTGCCATCTTTCTCTTTTTTCTTGCTGAGATAGATGATTGTAGAAGCAGCATACTTGAGTCCACTACCTCCACCCATTTCCTTTGTAGGTACATAAGCTCCAATGACATCGTAAGTGTGGTTGGTGACAATCATAGGTATGTTAGCCTGCCCAAGCTTGAGTGTCAACATACGGAACGCACCCTTTACAAGTTGTGATTTTGTCATGTCACGAACCTGCTTGTCGTTCAAGGCATCTGTAATCTCTTTTTCTGTTGAGAGCATACCGAGAGAGTCCAGCACAAACATGCATGGTTTACGCTCGGCGTCAGATTTCTTGAGATAGATATCAACTGCCTTCAGTGCCTTACTACGGAAGTCTTCAATGGTTACAACATTGACTACAACCAAGCGATTGAGGTCGATACCCCGATCTGTGAGAAGAGATTTGTTAACAGCTGCTTCAGTGTCAAAATATAGACAATACCCATCAGGATTGCTATCAAG